TATATAGCTAGTCAAGGTGGTAGTTCAAACCAACAAAATTTAAAAATGGTTCCATATGTAGCATATGAATACTATGGATCATTAACTAACTTTGATGGAACAGGTGCAGGTTTAAATTCTGCTGGGTTCTATAAGGTATATCTATGTAATGGCTTAAATGGCACTCCTGATAGAAGAGGACGTGTTGCTGTTGGAGCTATTCAAAATGTTCCAGGTGGTCCATTAGATGCTGCAGTTAATCCTGCAAATCCTGGTAATCCAAACTATGCAATATTTAATACAGCTGGAGCAAATACAGTGACGCTTATTGCATCACAGATGCCTTCTCACTCACATGGTGCAACTGCTACATCTACTGCGTCAATAACTCCTAATCCTCATAGTCATACTATTAGTTATTTAAATAAAGGTGCTGGAGATGGTTCAAATGTAATTGGTAGTCAAAGTTCATCAAATATTAAAACTACAAGTAGTGTTAGTCTTACTGTTGACGTAAGCACAAGTGTTACAAATGCTAATGCAGGTGGTGGGGCAGCTCACGCAAATATTCAACCTGTCATAGCTTCATATTATATTATGTACATTCCTTAATCTTATTAAACTAATTATAAAATGGCTTGCAATCCTGGAGATCCTTGTTACAACGCATATTATCAACCTAGTCAAAACTGTGGTTCACTTCTTTGTGAAACTACAGCAGCTCATGTTATATATAATGGACCCAACCTTCCTTGTTCAGGAATTCACACTGGAGATAACTTAGACTGTGCTCTATCAAAAATAGATGACGCTCTTTGCAATGGTGTTGTTGGTCTTAATGGTACCTCTGGAACTTCTGGTTCTAGTGGTCGCACAGGTACTGCTGGTACGTCTGGAAGTTCAGGTGCTACAGGACCTGGTGGTTCATCTGGCACTTCAGGTAGCTCAGGTGCTAGTGGTGCTGCTGGTTCATCTGGCACAAGTGGTGAAACTGGTTCTAGTGGAACCTCTGGAAGTTCTGGTAGAGAAGGTTCTAATGGTACATCAGGTTCTGCTGGTCTTTCTGGAACTGCTGGTACATCTGCTTCTTCTGGTCTTTCTGGAAGTTCAGGAAGTTCAGGAACATCTGCTGCAGATGGTACAATGGGTACGTCTGGTACATCAGGTTCAATAGGACCAGCAGGTACATCAGGTACAGCTGGTATAGATGGAGATAGATATCTATCATCTTCTGTCACATCTTTAACAATAGGAACTGGAACTCAAACTTTAACTATTGATACAGGATTAGCTTATAGTATTGTTCAGACAGTGCTTTTGACATATGATGTATCTAATACAATGCAAGGCTCTGTTACTAGCTATAATAGTGGTACAGGTGTTATGGTTGTTAATGTAGCATCAACAACAGGTTCAGGAACATATGCAGTTTGGACTGTAAACTTATTTGGGGCTGCTGGTGGTAACGGATCAAGTGGTACATCTGGTTCATCAGGTACTTCTGCAACAGCAGGAACTAGTGGATCTAGTGCTTCATCAGGAACATCTGCAAGCTCTGGTTCATCAGGAACAAATGGTACAGCTGGTACTAATGGAACCTCAGGTTCTTCAGCTACAGCTGGTACATCAGCTAGTGCAGGTACATCTGCTTCTAGTGGAACTAGTACAGGTACAAGTGGTACATCTGGTGGTAGTGGAACTCCTGGTAGCCCTGGTAGCAATGGTTCTAGTGGAACTAGTGGAGCTGCTGGACCTACTGGTCCTACAGGTCCAACAGGAGGTATAGGTCCAACAGGACTTACAGGTAATCCAGGCCCAACAGGTCCAGCAGGTACTCCTGGTGGTCCTGGACCAACAGGTAGTCCAGGTACTCCTGGTGGCCCTGGTCCTATAGGTCCAACTGGCCCTACTGGCCCAACTGGTCCTGGATTTACAACTATCTCTCCAGCAACTGCAGGAGCAATAGTTATATGTAGTAATTCAAACTCTGGATATACAAATTCAAGTGTATATGTAGGTGGTAGTTCAATATATGCAGATGCTTTCTATCAAAACTCTGACTCAAGACTTAAAGATATAATTACAGCTATTCCATCAAACAATGTAGAAACTGTAGCATTCACTTGGAAAGATGAAGAGAGAGATAATAAAACTCATTGGGGATATATTGCACAAGAAGTACAGAGTGTATTACCTGATGCTGTAGAAGAAAAAGAAGATGGTTTCTTAGTAGTGGATTATACACAAGTACATAGCTGGAAGATTGCTCAATTAGAAAAACGTATTGCTGAATTAGAAGCTAAATTAAGTAAATAATGAGTTTTTTAGGACTGGCAGATAATCAATGTATTTCATTTAATAATTTACAAGATGCTGTTAATAATGGTATCTTTACTTCTATTGCTAGTATACCTGTAAGTCAACAACAAATAACTAAATCTGCTGCTGCTGCTGATATAATAATTCCTAATCCAAACTATCCTCCTTACGCAAATAAATCAAATAATCAATTACTTGTAAAGAGTGATATATATAATCCAGGTGATTTTATATTAGATCCAAACTATGGTATTAGCTTTACAAGTATGACTGGTAGTGTTGGTGGATTACCAACATTTACTTATCCTGTAACAGGAGGGAATACTACAGAGCTATATAATGGTAGTATCGCTGCACAATTAATAACTGTTAATTTAGGTGGAACACTATTTATAAGTCCTGCTAAAATAGTTCTGTATGTAGATTCAGTTCAAGTAGATTGTCAAGATGTAACAGGTGGTGGTGAAACTAAAACATTAAATCTTTCTGTTACTGTAAATTCACCATCAACAATAAGGATAGCAATGAATGGTGGTAGTTGCGTTTCTCCTCCTACTCCTGTACCACCTGTTTTTCCTGGAAAATGTTTTTCTACAGTAGCTGTAAATAGAGGTAGTGGTCAATACATGGCTGCAGGAAATACTAATCTATTTAATTCTAGTGGGTTTACACAAGGTTATTTATATTATTCTTTAAATTATGGTAGTACTTGGAATCAATCATCTTTATATGGATATTGGAAAAAAATAGCATATTCTGATAATGGACAATATGTTATAGCTGTTGAAGCTTTTGGTAAAGCTTATTTATCATCTAATTATGGTGTATCATTTACAGAAATAAGTGGATTACAGTATAGTTCTGATTATTATAATAGTGCTGCATTATCAAATGATGGACAGTATCAAATGATAGTATCTGGTAATTCTGATAGTGCAAATACTTCTATAGTTCAAGTTTCAACTAATTATGGTTCAACTTGGACCACCGTTAGGGGCAGTGGTTTTTCTACATATTCCAGTTGTGCAATGGATGCATCAGGAAGTAACTTTTTAATTGGTGGAGGCTTTAGTGCATATATAGAGAAGTCAACAGATTTTGGTTCAACATGGTCATTCGTTTTTACTAATCCAAGTGGTTCAAGTGTAAATGATATAAACATTAATGCATCAAATGGTTGGGCTATAGCATCACAATTTGGAACTTCATACGCAGGAAGTTATTTAATTAAATCAAGTAATTCTGGTTCTTCTTGGTCACAAATATCTGGAGGTTCAGCTCAACAGTCTTGGTTAAGAGCTATTGTTAATAATACAGTATCAGGTAAAGCATTATATTTTCTTGGTAATACAGGAACATCTTATATCCAACAAGTTACTGGTCCAGGTCCAATATTTTTAGGTACTGTTAGTGATTTAACATCTTCTGGTAATAGAAATTGGCACGCTTTAGCTAATAGTGATAATGGAACATATGTTCTTGGTGGAACAGGAAATGGATTATATTTATCCACAGATGGAGGTTTAACTTGGAATGCATTATAAAATAAATTAAGATGATATTAAATAATGCTTTAGTTACTTGGGATGAGTTAAATACTATGGGACTTACTCTTATTGGAGGAAGTGCTCCTACAGGTAATAAAATAGTTACTAAAGGAGATATAAATACTTATTATTACACAAGTACAACTAGTGTTCCTTATATAAACTATACCAATAATAGATGTCCTAGATATCAAGATATTGTTTCAGCTGGTGTAATAGCTACAGTTCAGTCTTATGGATACAGTGACACTTTTGCAGGAGAATGTTTTTGTTGTCCTGGTCAATATGAAACTCAAAGAGACTACACAGTGGTATTTAATACAGCTGCAACAGCAGCAGGTTATCTAGCTGTTGTATATGATGATGCTAGTGGTGGAAACTATAACTTCTCTCAAGGAGAGACTGTTGTTGGCTGGTTTAGTAACTGTGGATGTATAAATCCATGTTTAACAATAACTTCAGTGACAGTTATCCCTACTTAATAAAATAAACCAATATGACAGTATTAATAACACTTACCCTAGCAGGATCTGATACAGGTCCATTCAACTTATACTCAAATGCAAATGGTTACACAACAGCATTTGAAACTGGTATTTCTAGAGCAGCTCTTATTGCTGGATATACTTCAAGCCTAGCTCCAGATGGAACTACAGAAGTTCTTGTAAGATCTACAGGAGTTTGTCAAAGAGACCTTTACTTAGTTGTATCTGGAGCTCCAACAACCACCACCACTTCTACAAGTAGTACAAGCACAACCTCTACATCTACAACCCCTAATCCAAATGAATTATATTTAGCTGATATAGGACGTTATGCTGGATATGATGGATGTCCTACAGGTTCAATTTTAAGAATATTCTTAGATGCTTCTGACTATGCCTTATTTGTAGCCAATGGTGACTCGTTTGCAGGCCTAGGAGGAGGCAGTTCTATAACATGTACAGCAATTGCTAGAAACGCTGTAGGTGCTCCTATCACTGCTTTATTCTATGATTCAGAGAATATATCTTGGAAGCTTATAAGTGGCACCTTTGAATATTATGAGTTCCAATGCTAATACAATTTTAAAAACCCTGTTTGTTGGTTTACAGGGAGTTCTCCTAGGGTTTCCACCCTGGGAGTTTTTGTTTTAACTATAACTAAAAAAGTTATTGTATATAACCAAAATAGTTAACTTATTTTTGGGAAATTCAGAAATAGTTCCTATCTTTACAATAATTTTAACCAAAATAAACTACATATGCCTGAGAATCAAGCATTACTAAACCAGCTAGAAGAAATCCTACATTGGAAAAAGAGTAAAAAGTTCTACGCTGACAAGCTTGGAATTACAGAATCAGAGGTTGATGAGTTGTTGATAGAGTTAAGAAATAGAGAACTTGTTGAAGAAGTGGCAGAGGTAGGTAACTATGTTTCTGAGCTAGAGGAAACAATAGTGAGATTTGAAGAGGATATAGCTAAAGGAACAGGAGAGATTGTCTTCAATACAAAAGATGAAATTAAGAGCTTAGATGAGCTCATAGTAAAGTGTAAGATTGACACAGACAAATGGGAAATCACCAAGTACGTACAGAACTACTGGGGAAATGGTGGGAATCCACATTGGCAAGTCAAAGCCTGGTTAGGGAAGAAGTCTACAGAACAAGTTTTTCAAGATGCGTTTGTAGACTTTTTAGCTTCATATAAGCCTGTAAGTCAAGAGGTTATGAGTCCTAAGGTTGACTTTGACAAACCAAAAGGTATGTTAGTCATCAACAAACAAGACTCTCACTTGAACAAATATGACATAGATGGTAACAATGATGTTACTAATAGACTAGCTCATATCATGTACAAGGTGGAGTTGATAGCTAACCAAGCTCAGCTTTCAAATAACTTAGAACAAATTACATATATCATTGGATCTGATGAGTTCAATAGTGAATACACTGGTATGACTACAAAAGGAACTCCTCAAACAAACACTCACACATATCACACTTCTTTTGAGTATATCTGTGGACATGAGATCTTAATGATTACAATGTTATTACAGTATGGTCATGAAGTGAAGGTAGTATATGTAGCAGGTAATCATGATGAGTTTGTAGGATGGCATATGGTTAATTGGTTACAAACCTACTTTAGAAATACAGGGAGAGTAACATTTGATTGTTCTCCTAAGTATAGAAAGTATGTAAGCTATGGTCAATCAGCATTGATGTTTAATCATGGAGATGCTATTAAACCTGCAAAGCTTGCTGCATTGTTTCCAATAGAATATAGAGCAGGGTGGTCTTACCATGATAAGTTCTATATATTCACAGGAGACAAACACCATGAAGTGAGTCATGATTTCAATGGTATTAAATTTTACCAGATCCCAGCATTCTCAAATGCTAAGAGTCTATGGGATGATAAGAATGGTCATACGATGTCTAAAGCAGAAGTTACAGGATTCCTAATTGATTATGATGAAGGAATAACAAATATATTCAAACAGTATTTATAATGGCTACATTAAGAAAAATGGTCTCAGATGTTCGTGCAATGCACAAACTATTAACAACAGATAACCTTATCACTGATAGGGTTGTTGCGTCTGAGGTTAGAAACAATACATTTTTATTGGTAAAGAGAGAAACAAATCTCAGAAAGCTTTGGGCTACAGACACTGTATTCCAAACGCTTCCTTGTTTAGAGATGATAGAGGTTCCTATTTCTGATTGCTGTGAGTATGTTGATCCTTGTCAAGTGGCAAGAAGTAGATTCAAACTTCCTCGCATCAGTGAAGGAAACTATCAATATCTAATACAAGGTGTATATTCTATCAACGCTATGGGTGGTAAAGGAAAAAGATTTAAAGAGATTACAATTAACAGATACTTAAATTTATTAAAGCTACCTATCATTAGAGCTGAACAATATTACTGGATAGCAAATGGAGGATATTTATACATTAATAATCCTAATTTGCACTCAGTGAGAATTTCTGCATTCTTTGAAGAAGATGTTCCTAATGAGATACTATACCCATCAGACTGTGCATGTGGCCCATCTCCTACAGTGAGCGATGAAGAATACTGTATGAATCCATTGGATAAGGAGTTTGGATGTCCTGGTTATTTAGAAAAGCAAGTATTAGAGTTAACATCTCAAAAACTATTATCTACTTACTTTAGCATTAAGACTGACATGACATTTGATGGTATAGATGGTCAGGCTCCTAATGCTAAACCAACTAGTTAATGCGAACCAAGATTGACTGGAGAAGCTCCAGTAAAGAAAACTACAACAATTTCTGCAGAAAAAATCCCACCATAAAAGTTACATTTGATGAGTGGAGAAACATTATATATCAATATAATGAACATTTCAAAAACTACATTCTAGAAACAGGAGAGAAAGCAAGACTTCCTTTTGGCTTTGGTGAATTCTCTATCAATAAAAAGAAGAGAAAGAAGATGAAAACAGTTGATGGTAAGGAGATGGTTAACCTACCAGTTGATTGGCAAAAGACAAAACAAAAGGGTAAGATCATTTATAACTTTAACTTCCATACAGAAGGATTCTT